CGCATCGTCCTTGATCCCCTCGTGCAGCTTCCATCTCCACCACGCCATCTGCCTGCTGTTGATCTCCACCCCGTATAACTTCTTGATGTCCTTCACCCACTCTTTCTCTTCCCCTGTTAACTTGCCATCCCAATAAACCTTATAAACATTCGTCTCTGCTTCTACAGAATAAAGTTCATTTCTCCACCATCCACAGAATATAGCCCTCTGTGTTCTAGCCTTCTTAGCAGTCACATACATATCGTGGAACATATTGAACCCACGAGCAGTACTCTCAAACAAATACAACCGCTGAGGATTGGTCTCGGCAAGAGATGCCAAGAGAGACGCTAGGCCCTCCTCATCTCCCCAACTAGATGTCTCAGTACCATGAAGGTACGTTATCGCCTTGCCGCGCCCCAGAGACCCCTTGGAACGCAATCCAGCCACCTGATAAAACAACCGACTACGGTTCTTCAACGAGATGTGGTTTCTGTTGTGAGCAATAATAGGTACTTTATATTCTCTGGGTAACCCATCCATATACATGGACAAAGTACTACGGAACATATCCCTGTTCTCTTCTGTATCTGTCGTTAATGTACCCTGTAATCCAGGATGTAAGAAATGCCAGTAAAGATCTAACGCTAGAGATATGGTAGTTATCCCTAACTGTCTACCCTTTAATATCACAAAGAAATGAATATCATCCTGTAGACCCTTAGCTATCTCATCCATAATATATGTCTGAGTACCTAATAACCTATCCATCTTCCTGAGACCATGTTCTTTAGTCTCAATTTTTAACTCACTACAGAACCTGTAGAACTGATCTAGATTAAATGACATGGATTTTTCTATGGGGGGAGAAACGTTGGGTGCACGCACACACGGGGGTCATGTCCCACCTCCTGGCGCCACGGGATTGGCGGATGGTAGCACGGTCTGGCTGTCGTGCCCCTTCCCAAGCCAGCTAGCGGGAGGGGAGAGGGGGTAGGGTACGTGTAAGAAGAATCTATCGAAACGTATGAACGGGGGGAGTGGTAGACCCCACGTCTAGTCCCCTTGTCTTGGTAGGCTGTACAGGTAGAACAGGTAGACCACCTACAGTACCTATATACATATATAGGGAACCCTGTACAGGTTGTACAGGTAGTACCGGTAGTACCTGTAGTACTGTACATCTGTACATTAGGGAAAGTACCTATAAGAAAAACAAAAAAAAAGAACACACAGGTCATAATCTGTGAGATTATATGTTCACTGGATCGTTTGAATCTAGATTATCTTATAGAGAGGTACACAGTGAACGGTTACGAAAAGATCACAGAACAGATCATTGCTGAACTTGAGACGGGAGCTGCGCCATGGGTAAAGCCTTGGCGAGCAGATAGCACGGCGGCGAAGAACATCGTCTCCGGTAAGGCCTACCAAGGGATTAATCGTTTGGTTCTGGGCATGGGTTCGATGATGCCTGGATACACACCTTACTGGGCGAGCTACAAACAGTGGGCAGAGCGTGGCGCACAAGTTCGGAAAGGTGAGAAAGGCACTCAGGTTGTTTTCTTTTCGCCGGTTACAAAAGAACAGGCAAACGCAGCAGGCGAGCTGGAAGAAAAGCAGTTTGCCGTGTTGCGTCTCTACACTGTTTTCAACTCTGCTCAATGTGAGAACGCTGAGGTTCCGGTTGTTAACGTTTCGGGATCGTTTGATCCTATCCAGGCAGCAGAGCAACGCATCGTTAAGACGGGAGCAGTTATCCGACACGGTGGAGACGCTGCTTTTTATTCACCTGCTCACGATGCGATCCAGATGCCGCATAAGGTGTCTTTTGATTCACCTGCTAGCTACTATTGCACGGCATTTCATGAGTTGGGACACTGGACAGGAGCGAAGCATCGTCTTGAGCGTGAGTTTGGCGGGAAGTTCGGCAATCCTGCTTACGCTTTCGAAGAACTTGTCGCAGAGTTGACGGCAGCTTTTCTGTGTCAGGAACATGGGATCGCAGGCGAGCTGCGCCACGCTGGATACATCGGAAGTTGGCTCAAGGCCTGCCGTGATGATGCAAAGGCAATTTTTAAGGCAGCAGCTCTCGCACAGAAAGCAGCAGATTACATCCTGAGTCTGGATGCTGAACTCGCCATCGCAGCATAAATAACAGTTGACAGGGGGATAATCTCCCCCTCATAATTTGATAATCATATCTGGTGTTTATCTATGGAACCAACCGTTGACCAACTGCTAGACCTCCTGCTAGACGGTGATCCTGTCGCCTGGGAGATATCTCAGACTCCTGACGGTCTGATGATCGTCGGAGTGATGGCTAACGGTGAAACTAGACATCTAGCGACAATACCCATAGCAGGCCCTGAGAACGATTCCGGCCTCTGCGTGTAGGGTAGCCCCAACCTAACCCCATTCGGCCCGTGTAGGGCCATTCACAGCCCTTCTAGGGGCATTACTATCGGAGAGTGTATGTTGCTGACTGAAATCGAGAAGAAGATCGAGGAGCTAAAGGCTCAAGCTGATGCCGTCAAGGCCCAGGAGAAGTCCCAGGCTATCGAAGCGTGTAAGGACATGATCCTGTCGTATGGCGTGACGGCTAAAGACCTAGGGTTTGACAAACCCGTGAAGGTCAGACCAGGCCCGAAGGTGGGAAAGAAGATCCCTCCCAAGTATCGTGACCCTGTGTCCGGTGCGTTGTGGTCTGGTAGAGGTAAGACCCCGAAATGGTTCAACGGGTCTCTGAACCCTTCTGTGTACGCTATCTAATCTCCGGGGGGTTAACAGCCCCCCAACAAGGATCAATCATGGTTAATCTTATCTATCAAGTCATATTCATTGGGTTATTTTGTGGTGGCATCATAGGTGCAATGGTAGGTGAACCATATTTAATGGGTTCGTGTTTACTAGGTGCACTAGGTGTAATGATGATGATTATGTCGAGAGAACCCAATGATTATTAAAGGAAAGATAGTCAAGGATTGGGATAAGTCCCAGATCAGTACAGGATATATACCCCCCAATAGGTTCCGTATTATTACTTGGGATATGGGTAGAGTCCAATCATGGTTATTGGGTAAACAACCACTGTCCCGTAATATTATAGAGAAGGTGATCAAATGAATGATTTCGAGTTGATGCAGTATTGGAGGGCTGTCAAACAGCCCCAGAGAGAGGTAGAACAGCGAGTCCTGACATTCGGCCATGCTGTCTACCAGCAGGCCTACAAGGAAGCCAGAGAGGAGATGAGCCACTACTTCTACCCAATCATGGATAAACGTCAAGAACTCAAACCTGTCTTGATGAAAGCATTGAGTGCTATGGAAAGTGCCTACTACATTCTCAAGATCCAGCCCGTAACCCCCAACCAGGAGGCCGATACCCTGGCACTCGCTATCAAATCCGTAACCGAAACCCTGGAGAAGTTAGGATGACTGCCCCCAAAGAATCCCGCAAGAAGACACTACAACCCTGTTTCTATTTGGGTAATGCCATGTATGTACCGCACCTCATCAGGCCCGGATACTGGGTCTCTTATGGCGGTAAGCTCAAAACTATGCAAGAGTTGATCGTCTTGAAAGCCAAGGTGTCATATGAGCAACTCTTCGTACAATCAGCCCCATACGAATGGGTCTCTAACATCCGAGTCTGACATGGCTACTAACCGTTATTACCCTAAGTGTTTTGAGGATGCCAAGCAATATCAAGGTTGGATGTCCTACGCTCGTCAGTCTCCTTCGGCACCAGCTCACTCCTTCTGCGAGGATTGCAGCCCTGAGTACCAGGCCAGGATGATCATGGAGAAGAGGTGTATGTATCCCGGCACACTCTTTCATAGGTCAAGCGCCGATATGAAAGGTCAGAAAGCAGATGGCGATTGGGTTGGACGCAGATCTGCCCTAGAGGTGGCGAAGGTCAGATCACTGACTGGCGCCTATATGCGTAAGCCAAAACTGGTATAGTCTCTCTGTTCGATGTTGTCTCCTCTCGGCCCGCTACTGGCCATTCAGCCCAGGTCACTTGATCTGGGTTTTTTTTTGTGTTATGGTTTACCCCGTTGTGGTCGTACGCAACTAGAAGACTCCTTACTCATGCGCCGCCTCTATACGAGGGTACGACCGGCGCAGCAGTAAGGGGTTTTTTTTTGCAGGCCAAGACCGTGCCCTCCGCGTTAGCAGAGCACCTAGATGGGTGGCCGGGGAGAGAACATAGGCTGGGGAGTACCACCCCCTGCAGGCCTCGCAGCGTTCCAGAGCGACTGCACAAGCACTAGCCCTCCTGGGTGGTCTCAGGTCTAGTGTGATTGAATCTGGCGTCAAGCGTGCGCTGGTAGTAGCCCCATGAGTGGCCCTACGGGCGGGGTGGTTGGTCATACCACCTTGGAGGTTCTTTTGTCTTAAATATGTATATGTAGAACAGACTGTTGACAGACTGTTTTACCTGTGATGTAGTTCAGTCTCTCTCGTATCTTATCTATAGGTGATCTTATGAAAATCTGCATCGACTGTAGGCACTTCATGCCTGCCAAGTATCCCGATCCTGACCGTCAGCACAGCAGGTGTGCGAAAGGTTCTTCTC